TCGTTGGCGACGCCACCGACGACGACCGCTTCATCACGTCGCAGCAGATCAACGTGAACGGCACCGAAGTGTTGGCCAAGGCCCACGCCTCGACCACGCCTCACGCCTACGTTGCCGCGACCGCGGTGGTCGCCAAGTTCGCCTCCATGGCGAGCCACGACCTGCTCGAGCTCGACAAAGGGGAGATCCACATCTTCCTCGAAGTCGCCCAGCTCGACAGCCTCAGCTGATGAGGTAGCACGCACTTTGCTCCCCTGGGTTCATGTCGCCAACTCGGCAACAACTCATGGTGGATTCAGGGAAAATTCCCAGGGGAGCAAAAGCGTGAAACTTCAAAAAACCAAGGCTGAAGGCTGAGGCCTGAGACCTGAGTAAAGGGTAGGGCGGGGCCTCCGGACCCGCCGTGACCCCGTCACTCAAGTTTCAAACTCAAGTTTCATCCCTCTCCTCATGCTCGACCTCGACACCGAACTCGGCTCCCTCGTCAAAGAGGAACTCCAGCGCGGCTTCTACGCCCAAGCCGTCAACGCCAAGGCCCGGCAGCTACGCATCGCCGAGGCCAACGCCAGACTCGAGCACGCCCACATCGAAGGAGTAGGCCAGCACGTAGCGTCCATCGACGCCTTCGCCTTCATCGACTGGGAACGAAGAAACCCCGGCATAACCCGCGACAAAGACTGGCTCAAGAGCCTCCTCCGCGACAACCCCGAATGCCGCGTGCAAACCACCAGCGCCAAAACCCAAGTCAGCTTCGCCGGCATGGATTTCAACCCCAGCGAAAACACCGGCATCTGCCCCTCTGACATCTCAAATCTCCAATCTCCAATCTCCGATTCCGAGTCTGACTCAGGTCTCAGGTCTCCGGTCTCCGCCCTCTGATGGACTCCTCCGGCTACAACTACGAAGCCACCCTAGGCCGCCCGACCCCCGAAGACATCCGCGGCTTCCTCCTCAACATCCAAGAGGCCGAGTCCGACGTCTCCGGCTACCTCGACAAAAAGCAGCGCAACTACGAAGTCCGCCACGCCATCTGGTCCGGACAATCCCCCGACGGACGCAAACATACCGCCGCCCTCGGCCGCCAGGCTTTCCCCTGGGAAGGCGCCAGCGACGCCCGCGTCCGCCTCGCCGACCAAATCTGCAACGAGAACGTCGCCCTGCTCACCAACGCCTTCTTCCGCAGCAAACTCCAGCTCCAGCCCGTCGAATCCGGCGACTACGCCGCCAAAGTCAGCGCCGAGACCGCGTTGAAATGGATGCTTTTCCAGCATTGCGCCGACGACCTCCGCCGCGAAGTCGAACTCCTCGCGCAAATGCAGGAGCAATACGGCCTCGCCATCATGGGAGTCTTCTGGCGCCGCACCACCCGCACCGAGTCGAAGACCATCACCCTCGACCAGCTCGCCGCCATGCTCGCCGAAACCGGCGACCCCATGATCCAGATTCTCCTCGAGAGCATCATGGACCCGCTCCAGGAGGACGACGCCAAGCAAATGCTCAGCGACCTCTTCGGCCCGGCCGCCGGCAAGCTCAGCTGCGTCCGCGACCTCCGCAACACCGGCGCCTGCACCTACGAAAATCCCTACCTCTTCGAGAACCGTCCCGAATTCGTCGCCCTCGAACCCTGGGAGGACATCTATTTCCCCGCGCAAACCGCCGACCTCCAACGCGCCCGCTACGTCGCCTGGCGCGAACTCGTCACCGAGACCGAGCTGCGCGAACGCATCGTCACCGACGGCTACGACGAAGCCTTCGTGACGGAGGCCCTCAAACACAAAGGCGCCTACCGCCGCCCCATCCGCAACTACTACCGCCAAGAAATCATCAACCTCGAGACCGAGCGCGAGATGATCGAGCTCTGGCACTACTACCAGAAGCAATTCAACCGGGACAATACCACCCGCGTCCATTACACCGTCCTGCACGAATCCGTCGCCGACGAAGTCGCCGTCAGCGAACTCTTGCCTTACTCGCACGGCGACTATCCCTTCGTCGAATTCGCCCGCGAACGCATCTCCCGCAACCTTCTCGAGAGCCGCGGCGTCCCCGAGCTCCTCGAGAGCCAGCAGTATGAGATCAAAACCCAGCGCGACTTCCGCAGCGACCGCGCCGCCGTCGCCGTCCTCCCCCCCGTCCGCGTCCCCGCGAACCGCGGAAAACTAAACCTCATCTTCGGCCCCGGCGCCCAGATCCCGGAAAGACGCCCTGGCGAATTCGGATGGATGGACCCCCCGAGATTCGACAGCGGCACCATCGAGATCGAAGCCGCCACCCGCCGCGACGTCGACGAATACTTCGGCCGCTTCAGCGCCAGCGTCCCGCAGCCGCTCACCATGCTCACCCAGCAAACCATGGTCGACCGCTGGCTCCGCAGCTGCAAAGCCGTCATCGCCCAGGCGTTCGCCCTGATGCAGCAATACTTGAGCGACACCGAGATCGCCCGCGTGGCCGGCGCCATGCCCGCGCCTTTCCAAGTTTCCCGCGAAGCCATCCAAGGCCGCTACGACCTCGTCGCCGAATTCGACGTCCGCGACCTCGACGCCGAAGTCCTCGGCAAAAAGCTCGAATACATCGCCAAAGTCGCCGTCCCCCTCGATGTCGCCGGCGTTATTGATCGCGCCGGGCTGGTCAACTTCATCGTCGGCGCCGTCGACCCGAGCCTGGCGTCCATGATCGTCCGCAGCGAACAAGTCGCCACCGCCAAAGAAGCCGAAGACGAACAACTCGCCCTCACCAAGATCAGCGCCGGCATCGAGCCCCCATTACCCGAACAAGGCGTCAATCCCCAGCTGAGATTGCAAGTCCTCCAAAGCGCGATCCAGGCAAACCCGCAACTCCAGCAACGCTACGCCGGCGACGAAATCTACAAAGGCATGGTCGACGCGAGAGCCCAAGCCCTGAACTTCCAAATGACCCAAATCCAAAACGCCCAAATCGGCCGCACCGGCGCCGTCCCCGCCCTGGCGTCCCAGCCGCAATCCATGGGCGGAGCCTTCGCGGCAAGAGGCGCCACCGCCGGAGCCCAAGCCGCCTAATGCCTCCCGCTGACTACTGCCAACTGATTACTGCCAACTTCCTCCGCTCATGAACCCCAACGTCCAAGTCAGAAACATTCCGGGGCTGAATATCCCTCAGCATACGACCGTTGAGCTGAGCTACGTCTCGACCACGAACAACCTTTCCAGCGTCGTCTACAAAGAGGGGACCAACACCGTCGCCACGTTGACCTTCACCTATGTCGGCGGCACGCCGTCCTCGGACGACGCCCGCATCGCCACCGTCGTCCGCTCTTAAATCTCAAATTTCTAATTTCCAATGGGCTTCGCTTTCAATCCGCTGACCGGCAACTTCGACCTCAAGGGGTCCGGCGGCGGCGGAGGCGCGTCCTACATCGACGGAGAAGTCGCCACCTACACCGACCTCCCCTTGGACGGATCGGCCGCACTGAACACCGCCTGGCTCGTCCGCGAAGCCAGCGGCACCTGGCTGATCGCCCGCAAACCCGCCGGCATCTACATCCGCACGGCCACGGCAGGAGTCTCCCGCGACGCCGACTACACCTACGCCGGCATCCTCCCCGACGTCTTCAACGACGCCAACTTCCTCCTCTATGACAACGCGGACTCCAGCAAAAATCTAGCCTTCCAACTCAGCGGCATCACCACCGGCACCACCCGCACGCTGACGGCCGCCGACCGCTCTGGCGTCAACGTGGTCAGCGACACCTCCGCAGGCAGCGGCAGCGACGTGGTCAACAACATCGTGAGCCTCACCCAAGCCGAATACGACGCGATCGGCAGCCCCGACGCGGCCACCTTGTATCTCATCACCGATCCCTGACCTATATGGCGCTTCTCCAAAAAGGTTATCTCGGCAGCACTCCGCTTTGGCGGCAGATCAACTGGTATCAGGACGGCTCGCCGAACTTCGTTAATGTTTCGTCTGCCGTCACGCTGACGGCTAACACATCTGCCCACACCAAGGGTTCATGGTCGCAAGTTATCGCCAGCACCTCGGCCAATGTCTCGTTCTTGTGGGTGCGCGTGTCATCCGTCAACGCTGCTGGGTCCAACACGGCTACGCTCATCGACCTCGCCACCGGAGCCAGCGGGAGCGAAACGGCATTTGCGTCCAACATCGCCGTGGGCGGAGCGTCGGCTGTCGGGTCAGCGGGCTTGCAATCCATCATCTTCGGCATCCCGATCAAAATTGCCAGCGGCACCCGCCTCGCCGCCCGCATTCAGTCTGTCGTTACCGGCGGCAAGACAGGGCAGGTTCAGATTTTTGCTATGGACACCGGCGACTACTCTACTTCGCCAACAACCGTCGACGTCATCGGCTCCGACACCGCCACCAGCCAAGGCACAAGTTTCAGCGGTGCCAGCGGGACGTGGGTGCAGGGCATCGCCAGCACCGCACAAGCCTACCGCGCCATTGGTGTGGTTTTGTCCACCCACGATGCAAGCATAGGCAACATCACTGACGCTCAATTTGAAATTGGCGTAGGAGCCAGTGGAAGCGAGGTGTCGTTTGGAACATTGCGCTACAACTTTAACGCCGACGAACGACTGGGCATCACTGCGCCATTCACTTTCCTTTTCGGACGCAATATCCCCGCAGGCTCCCGTCTTGCCGTCAAACACCCGTTCGCCGCCGACCCATCAAAATGCGGCTTCTGCCTCATCGGCATCCCCTAAGTATGCAAAACTGGCACCTCCTCTATAACACCACGACCGGCGAGTCCGTCAGCATCGGCACCGTCATCGCCGATCCGCTACCGGAAGGCATCACCGCCCTCCCGCTCACCGACGAGCAAGGCGAAGGACTGCAAAACGGCACCCTAATCTGGGACGCCGCCACCCGCACGCTCATCCCCACGCCGCCGCCCGCCGTCACCGCCGCCGAATGGGTCGAGCAGCATCTCACCAGCACGCAGCTCCACGCCCTCAGCGACCTACGCTTATCCCTCGTCCTCGCCGGCAAACCCCTCGGCCCGCTCATGCAAAGCCTCCGCGACTGGACAAGCCAACTCATCGTCGCCTCGGCCGCCGATCCATCTCCCCGCTCAGACTGGCCACCGGCCCCGTGCACCTACGCACAAGCCAGCAACGAAGCCCTGGCCGACCTCAACCCCTTAGCGCCTTAGTGTCTCCGTGAGAACCGTCACCCTACAAAGCATTCTCTTGAGAGCCTGGCAGAGAGTCGGCAACGACGCCTCTGCGTTGGCAAATATTCCCTCCGGTGCGCAGACCATGCTCGTCGCCGCGGCGAACGACGCCATCGAAAGCTGCTGGACCTGGGCCGATTGGCCCGAGCTGTGCCGCATCGAAGAGCGCACCATCCAAGGCAACGAAACCACCGGCTTCTATCTCGACTACGACCAAGGCGGCGGCGAGACCCCGATGGGCGAAGTCTTTGCCATCACTCGGGACAACCCGAACAAAACAGCCTCACCCCGCGAACTGCAATACAGTCTCCTCGGCGACAGCATCCGCTTCCCCGACGACGCGGAAATCCCCACCACCGCCTGGGTGAGATACCGCCTCCGCCCCGACACCTACACCACATCAAATCTCTCGGCCACCGTCCCCGCCGTCCTAAGCAAAGCCGTCGGCTACTACCTCACGGCCAGCCTCCTCGAAGAAGACGGCCAGCTCACGAAATCAACGCTCATGGAAGAAAAAGCCATGAACGAACTAGTGACCGAACGCGACAAATTCTACTTCCAACAAAACCAACCCCAAGCCTGGTCCGCCCGGATCGGACATTACTGACGACTGCCAACTGCCCACTGCCAACTTTCAAACCTTCCCACCTTCCAACCTTCACACTCCTAAAAATCATGCACCCTAACGTAAGAACAACCAACCGCCAGAACGGCAGCGTCCTCATCGCCGACACCAACGCCGTCACCGGCGAATTCGTCAGCATCGACAGCCTGGACAACGCCACCAAATTCGAAGTCCTCACCGGCAACAGCACCGGCATCGCCAACCTGACCAGTGGCAGCGCCACCGCTATCCCGAACGGCACGACGATCGACGGCATCTTCACCGCGATCAAACTCCACGCCGGGTCCGTCATCGCCTACCGGAAGTAGGCAGAGACTAAGAGCTGAAAAGACCAAGAGACCAAGAGACTTATGAGCATCACGCACTTCCATCACCATTTCACAACGACCGAGAAGGGCGTGATCGGCACCGTGACCAGCATTGGTTCAAGCGTCTTCAGCATGCTGCCCCACCTTGAAACAACCCTGCGAGTCGCCGGCCTATGTGTCGGCCTCGCCGTCGGCGTAGT